CGCCCTATCAGGATTGCTCAAAAGATGAGTATGAAGCATTGGATGCCACCATGCCCCGGACAATCGATTGGGCCAAGCTGGCAGAATATGAGAAGGAAGATAACACCAAGGGTTCTCAGACCCTTGCTTGTGCTGCTGATGGGTGTGAAATCGTTGACCTCTAAGTCACCCTGCCAGAAGATATGTAAGCTGGATCCTATCACAGATATTTGTACAGTCTGTGGTAGGACCATGCAGCAGATCCAGGCCTGGACTATATATACTGATGAGCAACGCTCACATATTATGAAAGACCTTAAAGCTAAAAGGAAATTAAAAAATGAATTGGGAAGAATTAATTGATGTAGTATCTGAGTTAGTTAAAGATGCTGATATACGCAAGCAGATTTATACTAGAATGATCGATATGCACACTCACTATAGTGAAGATTTAAAAGATAATATGGGTATTGATCCTGCGTGGGATGATGCAATTAAAAATTATATCGATACAGACCAAGAAGAGACTGACGAAGATGATTATAACTATGATTACGAAGAAGAGGAATGAGGATCGTAGGAATTGACTATAGTCTTAGCAGTCCTTGTATATGTATTTCTGATTGTAGCACTAATAACTATTATGATTGCAGAATATTTTTCTTAACAAATATCAAGAAATATAATTTAGATATTGATAATATACAAGGTGACCTTCATCCAGATTATTCCTGTGAAGAAGAAAGATATTATAACATTACCAATTGGGTATTGACAAAGCTACAAGAAACCGATATCATATACATTGAAGGTTATTCTATGGGTTCTACAGGTAGAGTATTCAATATAGGCGAGAACGCCGGCCTCTTGAAGCATTACTTATGGAAACGCAATCATCAATATAATCTTGTTCCTCCTACTGTGATAAAGAAGTTTGCTACAGGAAAAGGTAATGCTAACAAAGAAGCACTACAAGAAGTATTCTTAAAAGAGACCGGTTATAATATCAAAGAAAAATTCAATATGACTGAAAAGCAGTGGAATCCTTCCTCTGATATAATTGATAGCTATTTTATCTGTAAGTATGGCATAGCAACGGAGAACGAAAATGTGGAAATGGTTTAAGAAGATTTTTATTGGCGAATTCAATAAGATTGAAGCAACAGTGAACGATCAGATCACTGACTCGGTCACTCAGGTTAAAGAACAACTGGACAAAAAAATTGATAAGTTCATTGATAATATTCAATCTGATGATGTCAAACCCAAAAAGAAACCCAAGATCTTTGAGAGCCCCGACGGCGGCAAGACCATATATTCTCGTGACATAGGCAGCACAGAAAAGACTCTGGTCAAAAAATCAAAGAAAAATGGAAAAAAGTAACACTATCACAGTAGCTACAGATGGCAGTCTCCCGGTAGTAATCGGAGACTGCCCTTCATGTGGCTCTGGAGATAGATCGATGATATTGATTGATTATGTACCCAATCTCAAGAATGACATCGATAGTACGGTATATCTAAAATGTATCTGTTGTAATACCATACATCAACGCAAAGTCAAAGATCTAGTAGAGGAATAGAAGATGGGCAAGAAAAGAACAAGAAGCAAGGTAGTGTCTAAAGGTTTGCGCTCTAGCGTATCAAGGCAAACACTGAAAGCTGTCAGCAGGAACGTACCAGAAATTGAGAAGGTACTGAATAAACTAAAGCATTGGTCCAGAGGCAAGCGCACCATGGTGACTATTGCCAACCCCAACAAGAATGAGAAAAATAAACCTTTCATCAAGGTAGAAGGCAACCATTCGGCAGCATTCGGTCCCTGGAAACGGATTGAAAAAGAAAAGAACAACCTGTGATGATAAGAATATATGGAAAGCACAACTGCAACTGGTGTGTTAAATCTAGAGAGTTGCTTAATATGTACGGTATTCAATATGAATATATTATCGTGGGTGAAGGCATAGGAATAACAGAGCTATTGGAGATGTATCCTGGCTCTAAGACCGTTCCTATCATAGAAGTTGACGGCAAAAAACTAGGTGGTTATGAAGAATTAGCAAAATATGTGGAGGAAACAAAGAATGATTACGGACATGATATCTAAATCAAACATAAAGAATATGCTTACTACAGACATAGTTAATGTCAAGTTTAAGAAAGCAGACGGGTCTGAACGGTTGATGAAATGCACTCTTCTTGAAGGATGGGTGAAAGAGTATGAAAAAAAGTCAGAAAAAACACGCCCTGTATCAGAAGATACACTATCTGTATGGGATGTAGAGAAGAATGGATGGCGCTCTTTTCGCTATGACTCTATTATTGAAATATATAAATAAAAGATATAATCAATAATACAAGGATCTAATATGTCCGAAGATTTCACAATGCCTCTCATGGCCAAAGCAATCGCAGGCCTAGGTGGCTTAATTGGCGGGACTGCTTTCATGGTATTTTATAGACCGACAAATGTTTGGGATGCCGCTGTGAGATCTGGACTTAGCACAACGACTGCGATACTTGGTTGTGCTCCGCTATTAGAATGGATGCAGCTGTCTACTACTACTGATAATGTATTGGCAGCTGCAGCTTTCATAGGATTTGTATCCTGGAGTGTTTTGTCATTTGCTGCCAATATATTGATGAACATACAGGATGAAAAGGTTGAATTAAAACTTCCAGAGTTTTTGATACGTAAAGATAAAAAATAATCAATAGGTGATTTTATTATGGTAGAAGTGAACGAATTGAATAAGAATGCTCGTGGCGGCACGGAGCTAATGCAGGAACGTCTTCACAGGAGCATCCCTGCAGAATTGCTGAACAAGTTTCAGATCATACCTTCTAGGGTCCGAGAGCTAGATCCCGATAAGAAGAAGATCCTTTGGTTGCATGACCTACCTCATGACCCTGAATCTGAACACCTTAAAGATCCCGAACTTCGTAAGCGTTTTTCAAAGATCGTAGCTGTGTCTGATTGGCAGATGCAGATGTACAATATCATCAGCGGCGTCCCCTATGCCGAGAGCTTTGTGATCAAGAATGCTATCGACCCCATCCCGGTAGAGAAGAAAGAATATAACGGCACAGTCAACCTGATCTATCATACCACACCCCATCGTGGCCTAGAGATACTGATTCCAGTGTTCGAAGAACTCAGCAGGATCCATGACAACATCCGGCTGGATGTCTATTCATCTTTCAGCATCTATGGATGGGAAGAACGAGACAGGCAATATCAGCAGTTGTTTGATCGTTGCAGAGCGCATCCCAAGATCACATATCATGGTGCTGTCCCCAACGAGGAGATCCGCACAGCGCTTGTCAAATCACACATCTTTGCATACCCATCGATCTGGCCAGAGACAAGCTGTCTTGCCGCAATCGAGGCGATGTCTGCCATGAACTTGGTGGTGTGTCCTAACTTTGCTGCTCTCTCAGAGACATGTTCGAACTTTGCTATGATGTATCAGTTCAATGAGAACAAGAACCTGCATGCAGTTCAGTTCGCACATACGCTGGATATCGCTATCAAGACCGTGATCCAGAACCGCGGGACGACATATCCTTATCTAGATTTCCAGAAGCAATATTTTGATTATTTCTACAGCTGGGAAAAAAGAAAAGGAGAGTGGTTGGCTCTCCTTAACTCCTTGGATAATGATTGAAGATTCAATTCTTTATGAATTAGGATTGTCTCTTTTGACCTGAGCATTTCTGACCTGCAGGATCTGCTGACGGTTCAGGAAGTCAACCCAACCGTAGGGCGTGTCTCCACCTTCCCAGGCATGTAGCATACGCAGATGGCCGGGATTGATATATTTGAATCCGCGCTTGGCAAATTCTGCAGCACACATCAATTTCCAATCTTCAAAAGTGGTGTTCTTGTTAGTATGTACGACATTGCGTTGGTTCTGCATAATAGACATGGTGTTTCCTTTGGGTTGATCAGTATTCTTTAAAATCGGTATTTTCAGTATATCCGAGATGATACTCAAATATTTCTTCTTCAGTCAGTTTGACGATTTTCTCGCCGTATTCTTTGTCTGCTGTCCACCAATGTGGGTCGCGAGACCTGAGATAGTATGAATCTGCTGCACCACGATCATACAACGATCCGCTACGCTTGCGATCAAACTGTGGTTGATCGTTCATTTTTTAGACTCTAGAAAATTGATCAGACTAGATATTGCGTTATCTATAGCGGATATGTAATGAAGTATCGTATATTGATTTAAAGTTTCATCATCTGACAATATCCATTCAATTTCAAGTTCAAGCTTGCTTTGAACTTCACGCAGGCTCATTAGAGCCAATTGAGATTCTCCGGTCATATTAGGCAACTTTCTGTTGAAGACGAGAAAAATAATTCTGTTCATGCTTAGCATCCACCTTCTGCTTTTCTTGCAGCTGTTCGGCAAGGATGAACTTGGCGATGTTCATGTATTTGCGGGCTTTATCCGGATCATCGAATTCTAGCATCGTCTGTGCATCTGAGAGGATACCCATGATGGTCATCTCGATGCCAACCATCTTGGTGGTGATGCAGTCCATGATGTTGATGCGGATATCGTCCTGGGACATTCCGTAGCACTTGCGTTCGAATTCAGTCATTTTGATTTCCTTTGTTTTCATCATATTATTAATATAAGGTATTTTAATAAAAATGTCAACCGTTATCATGCCGGACCGTTTAAAAACTTTCTAGCATCTTTTCCACAGAATGCTTCGATGATGCCAAAGTACCAATCTTCGTTCTTTTCACGGAGGATATCCAGGGGCGCCTTGTTGCCATAAGGAGAAACCTGTGTGAAATAATCATCCTGTGTATGATTGGCCACGAGCTCCTTGAGGAACTTGGCCTTGGTAAATGGGCTCTTGGAATACTTGAAACGACCAACAAACCGACGTTCGCCATTGTATGGGTAAAACACATAATCACCGGATACTTCAAAGGCCTTACGATCG